TTATGAGCCGCGTCGGCATTGTCGACGGGCAAACGATCGAGCCTTCGGGCGGACAATTCCGCTTTTCTGTACGCGACGTGTGGGATTGACCCACGGAAAGGAGAAAGACATGAAATATGAAACAATGAGCGATCGCACCCGTCAGGTGGTGATCGACTCCTTTGGCTCGCTGGACCGTTCGGTGGCGCTGTGCGGCGGCAAGGGCAGCTTTGAATTGCGAAATCTCCGCCGAGAAAGCGACGGATCGCTGACGCGTCGGGGCGGTCTTGTGCCGCTGGTCACGCTGGAGGGCGACGTTCGCGGCGGCACGACGGTATTGCGCGAGGGTGTGCAGGAGCATTACGTCGTTGCAGGGAGTGGCGTGTATCATCTGTCCGAGCAGGATAATGGTATGAACGCAGTCAGAATCGGAAGTCTGACGACGGTGGAAGGACAGGTGGACTTTGCTTGTTTTAGTGGTACGGTGCTGCTGTTGGACGGTGCTCAGCTGTGGACGCTGACGCCCGAGAGCATGACACCGACGGAGGCCTACGTGCCTCTGTACGGCAAGGATTGGTCGCCGACTGACCTTACAACGCACGTCATGAACGAGCCGCCCAATTTGCTCTCACGCCGCCTGCGTGTGCGCTATACCCTGACCGACGCGACCAAAAACGTTACGCTGAGCACGCTCGTTCCCGATTCGATCGACGCGATTCTGATCAACGGCAAGAGGTACGAGGGCAATCCCAGCTACAGCCCGATCTCGTGTTTGGTTTCCATCGGAAATGAGATGCCGGCGGGGGCGCAGGTTGAGGTCTATATGACGATGCCCGCTGATTTTGCCGCGGCGCGAAGCGACGTTACCACTTGCCGACGCATGGCGGCTATTGGTCAGGCAGAGCGGCCCCGGATGATGTTCTATTGTGGGGCGGACGCGGCGAGCGTCTACCTTAGCCGCGCGATTTCGCAAACGGAATGCGACCGTATCCGCACGGCGGTGGCTGATGCGTGCATGCTTTACGTAACCGAGCAGGACAAAATCACGATCGGTGACGGTATCCACGCAGTGACAGGCGCTTGCCGCCATTACGACCGTTCGCTGATCTTTACTGCGTGCGGCACCTGGATGGCAGATGGTGAGGAAAACGCTGACGGAACGCTCAAGCTCACCTCTATCAATACGACGCAGGGCTGCAGTCATGCAGGAGCGTTTTTGACGGTGGGCAACGATCCGATCACGGTGCACGGGCATTGTGTGCTGCGTTGGAACAGCAAAACGGACGAGCGTGACGAATGCAATGCCGCGCCCATTTCTATGCCCATCGAAACCATGCTGCCGTCGGATTTCGGACGGAGCGCGGCGGTGTGCATGGACGAGGCGAGTGGTGAGATCTGGTTTTACCGTCCCGACAAGCAAGGGCGCGTGTTCGTTTACCAGACGACGTGCGATGGCTGGACGAGCTTTGACGGCTTTTTGCCGCACGTTGTCTTTGCTTTTGCGGGCGGCGTCGGCATTGGCATCGGACACACGCTTTACGCCGTGAGCGCTGAGGCGACGGCGGACACGCTGATCACCGAGGCGCATCCCGAGGGCGAGCGTGTGGGCATCGACGCGGAATACGCGGGTAGCTTTGCCGATTTTGGTCTGGCAACGCAAAGCAAGCGTCTGGGTGCGGCGGAGGTCGTGGCATCCTGTAAGGATCACACGGTACATCTGACGTTGCAGAGCGTGAACGGTCGACGACAGCGTGTTCCCATGGGAGGCGACGGAAACGAAATTTCGCTGATGCGGCGTCGCACAACGCTTGGGCGCGTGCGGTTTGTGCGGATTGGTCTGCATGCTGACCATGACGGTCCGATGCGGCTTTACGCCATCCGCCTGAGTGCGCGCGGCGGGGAATGATGCGCGCCAACATCAAGAAAGGAGAAGCAACATGAGAAAAACAAAAGCCTGGGAGCAATATGAGGCCGGGCGCTCCTACAAGCGACGCATTGGCCTGTATGAAACTGTCGGGCGCAATCAGCGTTTTTATTGCGGCGAGCAATGGGGCGAGAGCGCGGCGGATCGCCCGTTGCCTAAACCCGTCTTCAATCTCGTTCGCCGCGTGACCGACTATCTGGTAGGCGCGGTGGCGGGCGGCCGCTTGTCGGTGACCTATTCGGACGATTCACTGCTCCCTCAGCCTACGGCGGCGATGGAGGAGAGCATGCGACAGGGGATTGCCCTGCTCAATTGTCACATGGCCTATCGTTGGGAGCATTGTCACATGGATCGACTGACCTACCGACTGCTTTTAGATGCGGCGCTGTCGGGTGACGGCGTGCTGTACTGCTATCTGGACCCACAGGCGGTGGACGGAGAGAGTGAGATCAAGACGGTGGTGTGGGACAGCTGTGAGTTGTACGCCGCCGACATGAACCGCGCGGATATTCAAAGTCAGGAATACGTCCTGCTGGCGGGCAGAGAAAGCGTTGCGGCCTTGCGACGTGAGGCGCGTGCGGCCGGGTGCTCGGACGAGCAGATCGCGGCCATTCGATCGGATCTGTCAACTATGATGGCTACGGACGGTCGCCCTGTGCCTGAGCTTGAGGAGGAAGAGCAGGCCAAGGCAACCGTACTACTCAAATTCTGGAAGCAGGACGGTGTCGTCTGGTTTGAAAAATCAACGCGAGAGGTGGTCTTGCGCCGCATGGCGACGGGAATGCGTCTGTATCCCGTGGCGTATTTCAACTGGATGCCGACCTACGGTTCCTTCCACGGCACGGCGCCCGTCAGCGGTATGATCGCCAATCAGAAATTCGTCAACCGCGCCTACGCCATGATGATGAAACACATGACGGATACGGCGTTTTCCAAGGTCATTTACGACAAGAGCCGAATTCCCGAGTGGACCAACGAGGTTGGTGAGGCCATTGCGGCGGTTGGCGGCAATCTGGCGGACGCGGTGCAGGTCGTCGGCTCTGGTCAGATGCAGGACGGTTATATGGCGCTGATCGAAAGCGCCATCAGTGTAACTAAGGAAATGATGGGCGCGACCGACACGGTGCTCGGCTCGGCGCAGGCCAACAACACCAGCGCGATCCTTGCTTTGCAGGAGGCGTCGCGCACGGCACTTCAGCAGGTATGCTCGGCGTACCAGCAGTGCATTGAAGACATGGCCGACATCTGGGCGGACATGATGTGCGCGTATTGCGGTGACAAGACCATTCTGCCTCTTCTGACCGAGGGTGAAAAGCAGATCGGAGAGGTCGATTTCGGCGTGCTGCGCCACGGTATTTTGCGCGCTCGCGTTGAGGTCGGCAATCTGACGCAGTACAGCGCCAGCGGTACGCAGAATACGCTGGAAAAGCTACTGGACGGTGGACATATCACCCTCAAACAGTATCTGGAGCAGTTGCCGACGGGGATCTTACCCATGCGCGGTCGCCTGATCGCCCAGCTGGAGGAGGAAGGAGAAGAGAACGATGCAGGAAAATGAGCAGATGAACGAAGTGCTCGATTGTCCGTTTGAGGTGGACGAGGTTGCAGCGCTGCCACCTGCACAGGAGGCAGAGCCAATGCCAGAGGCAGAGGATACGGCGGCGACGATCGAAACGCTGACGGCACGCGTGCGCGAGCTGGAGCAGGAGATCGAGGCAAGAAGAACGCTCTCGGACCGAATGACGCGTGAATGCGAGGAGTTTGAGGCGTATTTTCCCGAGGTGTCACTTCGCACGCTCCCCGACAGCGTATGGACGCAGGTGCGTGCCGGGATTCCGTTGGCGGCGGCCTACGCGCTGTACGAGCGCGGTCTTCAAAATCAGAAAAGGGCGGCAGAGGAACAGACCGCCCGTAGGGATGCGCTCTCGGTCGGTTTGCCCGGCGCGGCGCAATCTAACTATTTTTCACCCTCACAGGTGAGAGCCATGAGCAGACAAGAGGTGCGGGAAAACTACGACCGTATTTTCGAAAGCATGCGTCATTGGCAGTAAATCAACAATAAAAAAGCCTTATCAAGGCATGAAAACAAGGAGGAAAAACAATGGCTATTTCGAATTTTATTTCTACCGTATGGAGTGAGACTCTGGCATCCTCGCTGGACGCGCGCTACGTTGCCGTTGCCAACTGCAACCGCGCATACGAGGGCGACATCCGCGAGAAGGGCGCAGTCGTCAAGATCTGCGGCGTTGGCGACGTATCCGTTGGTGATTACACCAAGAATACCGATATGTCCACGCCCCAGACGCTGGACGATACTGCACGTGAGCTTTACATCGACCAGGCGAAGTATTTCAACTTTCAGATCGACGACATCGACCGCGCACAGTCCAGCCCTAAGCTGATGGGCGAGGCTATGCGTGTGGCGGCCGCCGCACTGGCCAACACGGCTGACGCTTACGTTTTCGGTCTGTACGCCGATGCGGGCAAGTCTATCAAGAACGACGCCGTCACCGCTGACAACGTCATGGACGTGCTGATCTCCGCACGCACCGCGCTGTACGGTAGCGGCGTGGGTGACTCGTCCGACGTCGTGCTGGAGGTCTCTCCCGAGATCGCCGCGCTCATTCTCAAGGCCAAGATCACGCTGTCGACCGACAACGGCGAGGCGCTGGAGACCGGTTGCCTTGGCAGCGTTGGCGGTTGCAAGGTCTACGTCAGCCCCAACATCGTCAAGGAGGATGGTGAGGGTGTGACCTACCACAAGTGTCTGGCAAGAACCAAGCGTGCGATCGCATTTGCCGAGCAGCTGTCCGAGATCGACGCTTACCGTCCCGAAAAGCGCTTTGCCGATGCGGTCAAGGGTCTGCATCTGTACGGTGCCAAGGTGGTCCATCCCGCCGAGATGATTCTGCTCGACCTGGGTATTGCCGCCTAAGGAGGGCGTATGACCAATCGTGAGATCTACGACGCGGCGCTGGCCCTGCTGGCCGAGGAGCAGTACGAGGACTGCGCGGACTACGAGTCGCGCGCGCCCTATCTGCTGGCCGCGTTCGTCAACGAATGCCGCGAGGTGAACGGATTTTATCACACGGCGCACGGTAAGGAGGCAGAGGAGCAAGAGGGCTGTGTTATGCTGGATCTGGACGGAGAATTTCCGCTTCATACCCGCTTTGTAAGCGCGGCGGCCTCTTACCTTGCGGCCTTGCTGGTTGAGGCAGAGAGTGAGACGCTGTCCGACCGACTGTTCGCGCGCTATGCCGACGAGATCACCCGCATCCGCTGTGAAGGATGCTCGGGAAGCTCGACGTCCATCCGCGACGTATACGGTTTTGCGTAAGCCGTAGCAAAACAGAAAAGGGAGAAGCCTTGATGAAGGCTTCTCCCTGATTTTTATTCCTGCGAATCAGATTCGAGCTGATTGAGCAGGCGGTTGTTAAATTCTTCGGCGGTGTTATAGCCCATGCGCTTCTGACGGTTGTTCATGGCCGCGATCTCAAGGATGATGGCCAGGTTTCGTCCGGGGCTGACGGGAATGGTCATGGCAGGCAGCTTGAGGCCGAGGATTTCGACGGTCTCCTCGTCCATGCCCAGACGGTCGTAGGGCTTGCCTTGCTGCCAGGGCTCAAGGTTGATGACCATATCGATCTTTTCCGTGTCCTTGACGGCACCCATACCGAACAGTCTGCAGACGTCGACGATGCCGATGCCGCGCAGCTCAGCGTAGTGGCGAATGATATCGGGAGCAGAGCCGACGAGGGCCTTGGACGAAACGCGCTTGATCTCCACGGCATCGTCCGCGATCAGACGGTGGCCTCTCTTGACCAGCTCGATCGCCGTCTCGCTCTTACCGACGCCGCTGTCGCCCAGAATCAGGACACCCTCGCCGTAGACCTCAACGAGGACGCCGTGGCGCGTGATGCGGGGCGCGAGGTGGACGTTAAGCGAGGCGATCAAGGACGCCATCAGCGGGCTGGTCTTTTCATTGGTGCGGAACAGCGGTACGCCGAGTTCGCGGCAGCTTTGTTCCAGCACGGGCGGGATCTCATGGCCCGACGTCAGCACGATGGCGACGGGGTGGGCGTTGACCAGGGCCTTCAGGCGCTTGGCGCTCTCGTCCTCGCCCAGCGAGCGAAGATAGTGGATCTCGGCGTTACCGATGATCTGAATACGGGCGTTTTCAAAGCGCTGATAATAGCCGCCAAGGGCAAGACCGGGACGGTTGACCTCGGGCGTGGTGAGCTGAATATCCTCAAAATGCGCGGGAACGACGATTTTTTCAAGCGAAAATTCGTCTGCGATTTTGGAAAGCGGGATGGTATATTTTGACATGGTGTTCCTCCTTGTACGGCGGTTTGACCGTGACTATTCTTCTCATAGTATAACATGAAACGGACAACTTGTCTACCCCCATCGGGCAATTTTATTCGGTTTTGTCACCTCTTGGCGCGATATCATATACTGGCATTGGACCGTTGGCGGGGCCGACGGGGAAAGGAGATGGTAGGATATGAAATTGGATCGCAATGCAATCAGGCGCTTGCTTGCGCTCAACGACGCACAGCTCAAGGCGCTGATCACACGGTTGGCAGGGGAGAGCGGGATCGATCTGGCGGGGATATCCATTCGTCCCGATGATATCGCCTCGGTGCGTCGGGCGTTGGAGATGGCAACGGACGAGGATATTACGCTTGCGGCACAGCAGATCGAGCAGATGCGCCGCGGCGGATCATGACGGGAGGGTAGGGCATGCAAGAGACGACCTCCCGCCGCACGCTCGAGGAGATTCTGACGGCCGTCGAGCAGGATGAGACGCTCAAGAGCGCGCCTGCAGATGCACCGAGCGAGCCGTCGGGGGAGACGGGGCAGGGAGATGCGCTCGGCGGCTTGGGGGCATTGCTCAATCGCCCTGAGCTATTGGCAAAGCTGCCGTTGCTGCTCAAAGCAGTACAGACGCTGACCGAGCCTGTGGCAAATGAAAAGGAGATCAAAAGGCCGGACACGCCCGTTGCCCTGCTGTGCGCGCTGCGTCCCTATCTGAACGAGCATCGCAGACAGGCGCTGGAGACCATGATACGGGTATCGAAATTGAGCGAATCGCTCCGATCGTTGCAATAAG